GCACTTAAAGGTTTGTTCCGTATGGCAACACCTTACCTTGCTATGAAAAATATCTGTATGCTTGCTATTAACCACACATACCAAGAAATTGGTTTGTTCCCTAAGGCAATCGTCTCAGGCGGCACGGGCATTTATTACTCTGCCAATAACATCTGGATCTTAGGCCGCCGTCAGAATAAAAAGGGCACAGAGATCTCAGGCTATGATTTTGTTATTAACGTAGAGAAATCACGGTTTGTTAAAGAGAAATCTAAAATACCTATTACGGTTTCATGGGATGGCGGCGTAGAAAAATACTCTGGTCTGCTTGATGTTGCTCTTGCAGGTGGATATGTTACTAAGCCTTCAAACGGCTGGTACTCTTACGTAGATCAAACTACGGGTGAAGTTGATGAGAGAAAGGTCCGTGAAAAGGACACATTGTTACAAACGTTTTGGGAGCCAGTGTTTGCTAATACAGACTTCAAAGAGTTTGTTAAAAAGCAATATTCAATAGGGTATAAAGAAGAAGTATCAATGGATGCAATTGTAAATGATTGATGTAAATAAATTATCAGAAGGGATCGACTATGAGCTGATCCCTGCTGCTCAAACAAATGAGCAGGCATGGTGGATTCGTGCGTTGACTGGCCCATTTATTGAAACTGTTATATCATTTGGTAACCTTAGCATTGACGGCGAGAACGAATCAATTAATTTTAATTTTACTATTGTTGAGTCACCCGACCCAGATTTAACAACAGATAACGAAGCCCTACAGCAATACTGCGGGATGATCCTTCATGACGTGATTGAGATGGGTATCACCCGTGATGAAGTGCAGATAACGGAGCAAAAATGAGAATATTAATTATGGGTTTACCAGGTTCTGGTAAGACACATTTAGCATTGCGATTACAAGGCTGGCTAGATGATTGCGCCTGGTTCAATGCCGATGCTGTTCGTAAAATGGCTAACGATTGGGACTTCTCAGATGTGGGCCGAAGAAGGCAGGCCGAACGAATGAATAGTATCGCAATGTTTGAAGGTGCTCGTGGCAGAACTGTGATATGTGATTTTGTATGTCCTACTAATGAAACTCGAAAACTGTTTAGTCATGAAATCATGATATGGATGAACACGATAGAAGAAGGTAGATTTGAGGATACAAACAAAATGTTTGAAAAACCCGATGATGCTACATATGTCGTGAACGGATTTAAGTCTGACGAAGAAATACAACTTTTTGCAAAGGAGCTTAAGAAATCTCATGGCATTTGATTGGAAAAAACCTACAGTCCAAATGTTAGGACGATGGCAACCGTGGCACGAAGGTCATCAGGAATTATTTAAACGTATTCATGCTATCACTGGACAAGTTGCTATCATGATTAGAACTGTGCCAAGTGATGAAGAAGCAAATGCTCGTGTTCCAGGTCAAGATGATAACCCGTTTGAAATGAATCAGGTATCTGCACGGTTGAGTACAGAACTTGCAAAAGACGGGTTTACATCAGGCGTAGATTATGTTATAATATTCGTACCAAACATTGTTGACATTAGTTACGGCCGAGGTGTCGGATATACATTTACCGAGCATGATCTTGGCAAAGCAATTCACGATATATCTGCCACTAAAATCCGTGCCAAAATGCGGAAAGAAGGACTTCTTTGAATACAAACATTGAACAGACAATACTGCGTAACCTGCTTGTTAACGAACAGTTTATGCGCAAAGTATTGCCATTTATCAAACCAGAATATTTTGAAGGCGTGTATAAGCAACTCTTTAAAGAAGAGTGCAAATACGTTGCTAAGTATAACCGCCTGCCTTCGGCCGAAACATTTAAAGTCGAGATCGATCAGGCCGATGGGTTTTCTGATGAACAGTATAGGCATGCTATTGAAATTATCCCCGAGATATTTCGCAGAGATGAAAGCGATGCTGAGTGGTTACTTGATACAACTGAGAAGTGGTGCCAAGACAGAGCTATTCACAATGCCATCATGGACTCAATTCAAATCATCGATGGCAAGCATGAGACTTTAACTAAGAACGCAATACCCGATGTTCTGACAAAGGCTTTGTCTATCACATTTGATCCTAATGTAGGCCACGATTATCTGAATGATTTTAACGAACGCTTTGACTTCTACACTAGAGATGAAGAAGTATTGCCCTTTGATCTCGAATCATTTAACGCTATCACTAAAGGCGGCTTGCCCAACAAGACTTTGAATATTGCCCTTGCCGGCACAGGCGTTGGCAAATCTTTGTTTATGTGTCATGTTGCAGCATCCGCTTTATCTGCCGGTAAAAACGTTCTCTATGTTACTATGGAAATGAGTGAAGAGCGTATTGCTGAGCGGATAGATGCTAACTTGTTGGACGTGCCGATTGACCAGCTTGACAAAATGTCTAAAGATATGTTTGCTGAGAAGGTCGCACGGGTTAAACGTTCAACAAGTGGCAAGCTAATTGTTAAAGAGTATCCTACAGGCTCTGCTCACTCAGGGCACTTTAGAGCATTGTTGACTGAGCTAAAATTAAAAAAACAATTTATGCCAGATCTTATTTGCATCGATTACCTTAATATCTGTGCATCATCACGTATGAAAGGTATGGGAGGATCAATCAATTCATACAATTACATTAAAGCAATTGCTGAAGAGCTACGCGGCCTTGCGGTCGAGTTTGACGTTCCGATCATCTCTGCAACGCAAACGACTCGTGGCGGTTATGGTAACTCAGATGTTGGGCTTGAAGATACGTCCGAGTCTTTTGGATTACCCGCGACTGCCGATCTAATGTTTGCGCTTATATCCACTGAAGAACTTGAGCAACAAAACCAAATGATGGTAAAGCAACTTAAAAATCGCTATAATGATATATCATATAAAAAGCGCTTTGTAGTTGGTCTTGACAGATCTAAGATGCGCCTGTTTGACGTAGATGAAAGCGAACAAACTTTGTCTGACGATACGCCAGCATTTGACAAATCAGAAATGAACGAACGATTTAAAGATTTTAAGGTTTAGGATAATAATTATGCAAGCACGGTTAATTGGTTACACACAGCCAGATTCGGTTCACGGAATTATTGGAGTAGAAGATGTACAAGATCTGATCGCGTATTGTGCGCGTGTGTCAAATCCATCAAACCAGAATAATAAAGAGACTGCTGATAAGCTTTTAAAATATTTAATGAAGCACAAACATTGGTCTCCATTTGAAATGGCAAGTGCTACGATCGAAGTCGAAACAACACGGGACATTGCTCGGCAGTTATTGCGGCATAGATCATTTTCGTTTCAAGAATTTAGTCAACGTTATGCAGATCCGAATGATCTTAATGATACGTTTGTGACGCGTGACGCACGTCTTCAAGATCCTAAGAATAGACAGAACTCTGTTGAGCTGGATCAAGATTCAATGATCGCTAAGCAATGGCGCGCTAAACAGGAGCAAATTATTCATGAAGCAAAGCTGGCTTACAAATGGGCTATACAAAATGGCATTGCTAAAGAACAAGCTCGCTGTGTATTGCCTGAGGGCAACACCTTATCTCGACTTTATGTTAATGGTACTATTCGTAGTTGGATTCATTATATTGAATTGCGCTCGTCTAATGGGACTCAGCTAGAGCATATTGAATTAGCAAAAGCAATATCAGATGTTATATCTAAAATTTATACGTTTTAGGGGTTTACATATGCTTTAATGTATGTTATTATATCTTAATAATAATGATAACATACATTGAGGCTAATATGAACAACATGACCAATATCGCAGGTAAGGTCTTTGCTGTCGTAACAAATACTAGTGTTATTATGGCAATGGGCTTATCTGTAGCGCACGCTAAGCAACTGGAATTTAAAAAATACGAAGCACAACAAATCCAATGCTTAGCAACAAACGTTTATTATGAGACACGAGCAGTATCGCTTGCCGACGCTATGGCAGTAAGTGATGTCGTTTTAAATCGTGTAAAGCATACATCATTTCCTGATGAGGTATGCTCAGTAGTACATCAAGCGCAGTTAGATGCCAATGGAAATCCTAAGCGCAACAAGTGTCAATTTAGTTGGTACTGTGATGGCAAGAGCGATGATCCGGCAGATAATGAAGCATGGAAAAGATCTTTAAAATATGCTACTGATATCTATCGGCACGAAAAGTATATTGGAATAACTGAAGGCGCTACGCACTATCATGCGTCGTATGTAACACCATATTGGGCACCTACTCTTGACAGAATTGCTCGTATTGGTTCACATATTTTTTATAGAATGAAAGGTAAATAATGAGCATTGATTATAAATTCCGTGAACGCGAACTCATTGACGAGTTTCAAGGCTATATTGATTCTACATATCAAGGGCACTATGCCACAAATAAATTTCAGTCTACTGAAGTGATTATTGAGCGTGGTCATGGAACTGGATTTTGTATGGGTAATGTAGATAAATACTCTAACAGATACGGCAAGAAAGGCTCAAGGGCCGATGCACGCAAGGATTTAATGAAGGTTTTACATTATGCCCTTATCCAGCTCTATATTCACGATAGTGAAGAGGAAAGGTAAATACATTGGCTATGTCAATGATAGTGTGATTATAATGTCACATAACAAGCGCATTGTCCGTGAATATCTTTTATATCTTGGATATACAGATAAATAAATCGTAAACGTTGAAGCAACGTGAACACATACTGGACTCGGGGGCGGTGCCCGACAGCTCCACCATAAGGATACTAAATAATGGACTTTCATTGGATAAGTTGGACTAAAGGAGAACCCTTTCAATGGGGAGATTTTAGATACAACAGCGGTAATCCATATAAGAATTATCGTATTGGTCCATTACTTATTCGTGTCTTTTTGATGGGGCTGAAATAGGATCGACAGGTGTGAAAGTGACGTGGAGTTTACCGGCTGACTGCGAAATAGGTCAATCACTACAAATGCAAACAATAACTTTGCACCAGCTGGATTTGCGCTAGCCGCATAATCACAGGGAGCTGGCCACTTGCTTAGCAACAGAAAAGTGGCGTATTACTAAAAACGTACATAACTTTCTTATAAGGGAATTAACTAATGAAATTTGCTGCTATTACTGCTGCTGCGTTGCTGGTCTCAGCAACATCTATTCAAGCCGCAGAGCTTGGAGCCACTGGTATCTCACTGGGTGCCACAACAACGGCTGAATATAATGTTGATGCTGAGAACATGACATTGGAGCTAACACCAACTGTAGGCTATGGTCTTTACGGCATGGACCTTACAGCTTCAACCGATCTCATGATTTACAACGACGATTTTGTATTCATGGACACAAATCCAACGCTTGACTTTAAAGTCGCTTATGGTGTGTGGGACGGTCTTGAAGTATATGCCGAAACTGGCTACGACTTAGAAAAAGAAGATCGTGCTGACATTGTTCTCGGAGCGGCATTTAGCTTCTAAATTTCGTATATATAACTGTATATACTATAGGGTCACTACTTAATAAGTGCGCGCGGGACCATGGTTAGTCTCGCATTTTTATAAGGTGAAATATGATTTTTGTTAGCGTATATATTTTCTATTGGATCATGGCCGCTGTCGGTTTAACAGTCGGATTCCACAGATGTATCTCTCATAAACAAATTGTTCTATTTCCTCCGCTTGAAGCGATTGTCATATGGGCAGGAACAATAGCTAGCGGTTGTTCACCACTGAGTTGGGCAGGCGTCCATCGGATGCACCATGCGTACGCTGATACCGAAAAAGATCCACATTCTCCAAAATATAAAAGCTGGTTAGAAATATTGTTTTCTACATACAGAATTAAAAAAATACCTCGCAGGTTTGTTAAAGATTTGTATAAAAATCCTCGCGTTGTGTTCTTTCATAGAAATCGCTTATACACTTTTATTACAACATACGCTATAGCCTTTGCTATTAGCCCGGTGCTTGTATTGTATTTTATTTCACTTATTCCTTTATCATTCATGTTTTATGGACTTCTCAATTTATTAGGCCATGGTGATGCCGGCGCGAAAAATCGTTGGTGGATAAATGTATTTGCACCATTTGAAGGAAATCACTATGACCATCATGAAAAGAAGTGACAGCGCTAAATGGGTTAAGATGGGATTTGATGTTCCATGCTTAGATATTGAAAATGAATATAACACAGTAAAAGATTCACTAGTTATTCATAGGCCAGAAGACGGACATAAAGACTGGTTTGCTATGACACTCTATGGCGTCAATGCTCAAAGCACAAATAGCCATTGGGAATATGGACGGAGCAGCAAAAAAGAAATTACATCTATCGGAGAACTATGTCCAAAGACAATGGCATTTGTCAACTCACTCCCATACGCGCGTATCGATGACGTGCGATATCTAGTGATTAAGGCAGGTGGTTATATAGCCGAGCATATCGATGTGCCAGAGCACAATTGGCTTGATCCTTTAAATATATCTATCACATATCCTAAAGGCAGCAAGTTTATACACGACGGAGAAGAAATACCGTATGCACCTGGCGTACCTATTGTTTTAAACATCCACTATCCTCACTCAGTAGAAAACAATTCAAATGAAGATCGATTGCATTTATTAATACACGGAAAAAAGAAAAATGAATTCTGGAATTATGTTGAGGAACTCAGACTGTAATGTTGAAACATTTTGCCCTGCCGATCGGCCAGATTTAATTAAACGCCTAAGTGCAGTAAACTACGGCCATGTGAATTATGATACTATAAATTGGCACGATTTTGACTGTGTGTCTATATTGATTAATGGTGATAGTATAGTAGGGTTTAGCTCAGTGTTTCGCCGGAAGGAATTTTATGACGATGGTGAGTGTAGAATATTAAATCGATATTGGGAAGACAGTGCACTAAGAAGGCCGGGTAGAGAATTGGCGCGCCCGCATTTAATAATGATGGTCAAGCAACAATTAAGCTTTGCAAAGCGCGTTGGCTACACAAAAGCGTTTATAAGTAGAGAAAAGAACCCTAAAGTCTTTGCAGAATTGATAAATAAAATAGCGCAGGCTACAGATACACCGTGGGATATACATGACACTAAGGTTGCAGTATGTAGCCCTAAAAGTCCTAAATGCTGGCAATATAAAGGATATACAAAATTATGAAAAAGCGACATGAACTACCACCATTTCAAAATTTAGGTCTTCAATTTGATGTAGATAAGATTATTGAAAC